GTCCCATCCTCTTCGGTCTTTGTTGTACCAGCGTCGATGGTCGCTTGGAGATACGGATCAATTTCAATCATTCCGTCTTCGTGTTCCTTAAAACCTGTTGCAGGAATTTCTTCTGTCTTTGCAGGTTCTTTTTTTGTCTCAGTAGTTTCTTCTTCTACTGATGTTTCTACTTCAATCAAACCATCTCCAAGGTTGTTTTGAAATAAACCGTCTTTTTTTTCTTCTTCAATTGCCATTTTATTCTTCTCTAATTAATACAAAAATAATTTTCTTTATAATCTAATACAAATTATTAGATACCGTTTCTACTTTGGTATAGCCTTAACTCTTCTTAACCGTTGGCTTTTGAGCTGCTTTCTTCCGATCAGTGACCTCTGTAACCTTATTATGACGAATGGTTTCTTTTAAGTCCTTGTTCTTCAGATCGAAGTCTTCTTGAACCTTCTTTTGATCCAGCTTTAACTTCTCGATAGCAAGTATTCTCTCAGTTGGATCAGCCCCTTCTTGAGGATGAGCAATCTCAGCAACAGCGATATCAGTCTCAGAGTCAAGAACTTTCTCCTTAAATCTCTGTGCTCTCTCTTCTTGCTTGTCTTGTAGACCAGCTTGAACTTGTTGTCTTTGAGTTTCCTCTGATTGTTGACGAGCTTCCTGAATTTCTTTAAGAGCGTCTTCTTCGTATTTCTCGATCTTACGTCTCATAGAACTCATTGATTCTGATAGGTATATATCCATCAGACCAGAGAAGTTGATCTTATCGTTCTGTAGACCTGCCTGAGCAAGAGTCTTCATAGCCTGAACTAATTCGGCATCTTGAGTAGCATTGCTAATCATAATACCATAGTCAGCTTCGTTGAACATTTGTCCGTCAACCTCTGTAATAACAGAACTCATTTCGTCCGAGATGTACTGAAGTTTCTCATGTTTCTTGTTTCTCCAAGCATACTTTGCAGTTTCAAGAAGAGTCTCAAGAACACGCAACTTCGTATTATCATGCATCATAAACCACTTCTCAGTGATATGAGATGACTGAGTAACAGCACGTTCAATACCACCAACCGTCTCACGATTGCTGATCTGTCCCTGACGTTGCTCAGTAACACCTGCGATTTCACCAAGTTCTCGCTTAATAAAGTCGAGCATCATTACGTGTTGCTGGATATAACTACCCATTTCAAGATCAAGTACTTTAGAGTTCTGGTTCATTCCACCAGCCAGTTTCCCTTGAGCTGCACCTTTCTGACCTTCTTTGAACGGGTCTTCTATTGCCCATCCCAGAATCTCAGCATAGTACATCCACTTGTCCATATCCCAATCATCGGGAACACGTGACGTATCCAGTACGGATATCTTACCCTTACTCTTAGCAAAGGCAAGTTCTGTACGATACATAAATACATTATATAGGTATTGGTAAGGCTTCATTCTGTCCATGAGAGAACGAGCTTGTGAAGTGTTCGTATTATATATTGTACCAATGTAACCTGATCCACCCAGAGATTTGTTTCCCATTCTACGGAACTGGATAGGTCTTGGACCCCACTTCAAATAAATGTCTTCTGCAATACGACTCATCTGCCACCATTCGTTCACCCAGAACCATTCGACCTTCTCTCCGAGTGCTTCATCGGCAGCATAATTCTCATCAACGATCTTCTTTTGAAGTTCGTCGTCCTCGTCATACCAGCTAATTTCTCCTAACTTTCTCATGCTCACCCATGTAGCTTTCACTACACGTACCTCACCAGCGTCACTATATGCAGCTACGTTTCTGGTATTGAAGTCGTCAAGGTCAATTAAGGAGTATTCCCAATCGTTTACGTCAGCCGATGTGTTACTGGCGTTTGTCATCACGATAGGATTCTGTACTGGTTGATTCGGATAATATTTTATAATATCGTTGTCTTTGCCTCCACCGCTAATGTATCCTTTCTCGATAGCATCAATCTGGGTTTCAGTCAGATAGTCATAATAATTATCAATAACCCACCTAATAGGTTGGTAGGTATCTTCAATAATAACATCAGCATCTTCGATTTGATAACTCGACCCAGTTCGAATCACGGTTAGCGATAACGGGTCTACTTTTCTCACAACTGGTTCTCCACCTACAATGTCCACATTGTATACCTCCATTCCTGCTACAAGTGCATCTTCGAACCCCCTGTTGAACTTTATCCTCAACTCCTGTTCTTTCCATAAGTACTGTAAATAATGTGTTGCTCTTCTTTCTCGCAAGTCTTGAATCTCATACTTGGCGAAGTTCTCAAGTTCCTGAATCTCTTTAGCTAGTTGCTCTTCATCGTAATTTTCTTCGGTCATAGCACCGATGACAAGTTGATTCATCTGCTCTCTTTGCTTATCCTCTTTCTGGGATATTGCATCTGGGTTCACGACTGTAACTCTCCAATCGAAACGTCTCTTATATTCCTCACCAATCAATAAATCAATCTTTGGATTTGCTATAGGGTAGTTCTGCATCTTAGCAGGGAAGGTGGCTCCTTTAATACCCCAAGGGTTAACTGCTTGATGGATATCCTTTTCATCGCGAATATCAGCACGCAGATTGTAGTTCGTCATCATATCTCTTTTGGTCTGGATAAGATCACTGTCTCCGTTATACGCCATGTCTAACGAAGCTTCGATACAATCAATTGCGAACTTTTTACCTTTCTTAGCGGTTGATTTTTTTTGATATGGGAAGTGTGCTGTTCTTTTAACGGTGCTTCCTACGCTCATGATATTTTAACTTTGCAAAGTTTCTATAAAATTATTCATTTTTTGTATTCTCTAACCTAATAAAATCCATTATTTTCCTGTTGCTATAGCCTTTAGTACTCTCTCCCACGTGTCGGTTAAAAAATTGATCACCAGTTACTCTTGTAATTTCCTTCTTGTGTGTTCTATATTTATATTGTAACCTGTCTTCCCGATAGATCATCAGCATCACCAGAGCTGAAATATCATCATAGTTATCATCAGGGTTCCAAGCGATAGTTTCTTTTAAAAGAGGTATCGACCTGATTTGATCCAGAACCGTTACCTCTGACCCTTCTTCTTCTCCATAAGCTGTACTGCTCATCCACTGTACAGCACGTTGCAATCCGTAGATAATAACAGGAGTAGAACCGTAACTCCCCTTCGAGTTATTACCAAACGTATTAGCCTTGCTAATTCCTTTGTCTCTTAAAATTTCAGGTTCATCACACAACAGATGTAATTGTCCCTTATTATATAGGTATCCATATAGACCCTTTTTGTTCCTCTCATAGTTACCCACTGCATTATAATACTTCATAATCCTTCGACAAGTTTCAAAGAACTGGTCAGCAGTCGGTGGTCTACCTTTGTAATGACATACTATTCTGTCAGTTAGAGTATCCAAAACAAGAATCGACCCAACCGAGTTCGTACTGGACTCATCATCGTCGTAGGGGTCAATTCCTGCTATGTACCTACCGTAGGGAACTTCTCCCTCGACAGAAATAGGTTGCTCGTATATCTCAATACTACCTTCGTGATTCTTATTGTCCTTGAGTGGAAAGTCATAGAGAGGTACTCCTGAACCATCATACTCGAACTTGATCTTCTGGACTATAGGATCAACTATAAGTTTAGTTTGATATATACTATCAATAAATGTTTTCTTGTTAGTTAGTACATGAGCAAGTCTCGCAGAAGCCCGAACTGAATCGAACATAGTACCTTGTACACGTAAGAATGCTTCAGCTGGAGTCTTCGGCTGCTGAGTAATGAACTTGTTGAAAGCAGAACGAGAACCTCTTCGTCTCTTCGCTCTCTTAAGATCAAGTGACTCTTCAGCAAGTACACGATGAGAATTACCTTCAACGTCTACGAAAGGAAGTTTCTCTTCAACCTCCTTACCTGAGACAACATGAATTTTCTTAACGAAGCCGGGATAGTACCACATATCATCCACGAACCAGCCACAGTCTCCTGTAGCATTCTCGTCATAAATGTTCTCATAAGCCATCAGTCCATAAGGGTCTGGGTCATAGTACATTTCAGCAAAGTCCTTCGTACCTTTCTCCATGTCACCACCAGTTCCCCAGATCAGAGGAACTCCGGTCATAATATCACCATCCCTGAATGTTGGTTCCGAGATCGTGTAAGCTGTCAGGAGATGCTCGAACTTACCAGCCTCCTCAAATCCCATCAGGTCAGTCGATTCTCCAATAGACTTAAACGGGTTATCCTTAAAGGATACAGCGTTGATCTCAGACATATATCCGTCTTCAACTTCAACACCTGTAGTTTCGTTCTTCATCACAAATGATGCTCGGAAGTGATCACGTTTGTTCAGCTTGTCTCTCTTCTTCCCCCAATCCGTAATTCTGTTAATATGGTTCATGCTGAAATGGATACCATCAAGCGTCACCTTGTAGTGACCTTTCTCATACGCTGCTAGAATATTCATCGAAGCTTCAATGAAGTTGAAGTTATATGCGTATACTCCACCAGTGACCTGATAGGTAAATCCTTTACGACGACTCTTCGCAACAATCATTCCCTTCTTTTCTCTTCCTCTATGTGGTCCCTCAGCTGCACACGTCTCGAACTCGTTGAACCAGTAGTAGTTGTGGTCTAAGAATCGAGGTAGTGTAATAATCTTACGGTTCTCTCCAGACTTCTCTGCACCCGTATTAGGATCAATAGGTCTAGCCTTGATCAGACAGAAGTTCAGGTAAAAG